GTACCGGCCAACGATGACACTGTGTTCGGCTATCAGGAACGGTATGCCGAATACCGGTACAAGCCTTCCATCGTCACCGGCATCATGCGGAGCTCGGCGCCTCAATCTCTGGACGCGTGGCATCTGGCGCAAGACTTTGCCACGGCTCCAGTGCTTGATACTGACTTCATCGAGGAAAACCCGCCCATCGAACGCGTCGTGGCCGTCACTACTGAGCCGCAATTCATCTTCGACTCGTTCTTCCGCATGAAGTGTTCCCGGCCGATGCCCGTGTACGGCGTGCCGGGTCTCATCGATCACTTCTGATGGTCTGGCCACTCATCGCCGCAGCCGCCCCCTATGTGGGGGCGGCTTTGTCTGCCGCGGGCGGCATGTATGCAAACCGGCAGAACAAGGACATGGCTCACGAACAGATGCAGTTCCAGAACAACATGTCCTCAACGGCCCATCAGCGCGAAGTTCAGGACCTTCGCGCCGCCGGGCTCAATCCAATCCTGTCTGGCACCGGCGGCATGGGCGCCGCCTCCGCTCAGGGCGCTATGGCCCAACAGTCTAACGTCCTGCAACCAGCCGTCGAGGAAGGCTGGGACATCTACAAAAAGCAAGTCGAGGGCGCATCAGCGAATCAAGCGCAACGGCAATCGCAGTCGCAAGTCAATCTGCTCGACGCATCCGCCAAGAAAGCCGAATCCGAGGCGAGCTCGGCGGCGTCCAAGGCTTCCATGGACGCCATCGACGCCGAAACCTACCGGCTCAAACGCAATCAGGATCTCGACCAAGGTAAACAGAATATCTGGAGCTCCATCGTTCAACGCGGGTGGGTCTCGGCCCAACGCGCGAACACGGAACAGATGACCGAAACCGAGAAAGAGCGCACGGCGAAAGCCGCGATCGACACCCGCATTGCGGGCATCGAGGAACACATCCAAGGCACCGCCAAAATCCGCTCGGACATGATGGCCAAGGTCGACAAACTGCCCTACGCATGGAAGATCGAGCTCATCGATCGCATTACCAAGCAGGGCGCTGTCGGCATGACCGCTTTCGTCGCCTCTGGCATCCTCGACGAGATCTACAACGCTTGGAAGCAATCCACCGGTCCCGGTGGCCCTGAAATCAAACGGCTCGCACCTCCCACGGTAGAGCCCGAACAGCTACAGGCGCCCGTCGCTCCGTGACCAACCTCCTGCTAAACCGCGGAAGCAACACGGGCCGGCCGACCCGGCCCGATCCGTCATTAGCATCACTCTCCCAACTTACCTCTCGCTACCAACGGCCCCCCTTACGCGACACACTCCAAACCCCCCCAACGCGAACTAGGGGGCCGAGGGGAGCGGGGGGCAATGTTGCTCAGGGGGTACCCCCCGAGCAACGAGCCCCACCCTCCCCATAATCACATCCCCTCAAGGGCCTACATGTACTTCTCACCAACCAACCTCAAGCCGCTCTGGGCTTTGGGGCTGAAGGAACCCAACATGAAAACCTCAGACTCTCTCCGCTTCCGCCACGCCTACGGCCCACGCTACCGCGTCTCCATCTCATTCACCGGCCCCGGCCGGACAAAGCAGGAGTTCGGCCCTGAATGCGATATCAACACGCTCATGGGCAAATACCTCCGCACAGGGCAGATGGATCACGTCAACCAACGCCTCCCGCAATTCGCCGATGTCTCCGACATCGATTTCCAAGCCGCTCAGAACCTCATAGCGGACGCCAAGGAAAGGTTCCTTGATATCCCCTCTGCGATCCGCGCGCGCTTCCAGAACGATCCCGGAAAGCTCCTAGACTGGGTCCACGATCCACGCAATGCCAAGGAAGCCAGCGAACTCGGCTTTCTTAACCTTGACCGCTGCCCGCCGGGCTACTACTCGGCACCACAAACTCCCAATCATCAACCTACTAACCCAACCCCCAACCCGCCGATCCCGCCTGCTTGACAGGCAAAAGGCCACCGTGCTATTGATATTCTTGATGTCAATAGCACAGGTGGTCTAAATCCACCTTCTCATGGAGCCAATCCTTCAAATCCTGCTCCATATCCTCATCTTCCTAGGGGTCCGTCATGTCGAAACGCTTCAAAATGTCCAAGAAATCCAGCAAGCACCAGTTCACGAAATACGCCAGTCGGACCCACAAGAAGAACGTCGCCGGGACCGGGAACCCAATGCGGGGCGGAATCCGCCTGTGACCGGTGCCGTGCTACCACCCTCACCAACAAGCGATCAAGGGCTACCGTGATCTAAGGGTCACGGTTCCCTGTCGCAACTGCATCGGCTGCCGCCTCGATCGAGCTCGCGAGTGGCAGATCCGCCTCACTCACGAATCCAAAGGACACGACCGACAATGCTTCGTCACCCTCACGTACCGGGACGATTCCCTGCCACCGAACGGCACGCTCGTCAAAGCTCATTTTCAGAAGTTCATCCGAGCTCTGCGGCAACATCTGAAGATCAAACTCCGCTACTACATGTGCGGGGAGTACGGCGACCAAAACGGCCGTCCTCACTATCATGCGATCATCTACGGATTCTGGCCGTCTGACGCTAGACTTTCGAACGGCATGAATCCAAATCGCCAGAGCAACTACTACACGTCGAAATTCATCGACGAACTGTGGGGCCACGGCGACTGCATCATCGGCCACGTCACCCCCGAATCCTGCGGGTACGTCGCACGCTACATCATGAAAAAGATCACCGGAGACATGGCCAAAAGCCATTACACCTCCATCGATCCCGACGGCGAGATTCACGAGATCTTGCCGCCCTACAACGCGATGTCCTTAAAGCCCGGCATCGGGCACGACGCCTTTCACAAGTGGCGCGAGGACTTCACCTCCCAAGACTTCGTCGCTCTCAAGGGGGGCGGCAAAGCACCGCTACCCGAGTACTACGATAGGCTGATCGAACGCTCCGACCCGGAGCTACTAGAGCGGCTTAAAAAGCAGCGCACGACCCGAGCTATGGAACCTCCGAATGTCGCGAACACGCGACCCAAGCGGCTGGCTGTCCGGAAGGAAGTCAAGGCCGCGCAAATCCAATCCCTCACGAGGAAACTCTGATGAAAATGCTCTGCTGCACCATTCTCGACAAGCTGTCCGGCGACTACAACACGCCGTTCTTTACTCCGAACCAAGCCACGGCCCAGCGGGAATTTCTCCGCCTTGTCCGTGATCCGAATTCGGTGATTCACGCCTTCCCGGTCGACTACGAGCTCTACGAGATCGGGGAGTTCGATAACCAATCCGGGGTCATGAGTGAGTTTACGGAACCCCACAACATCACACCCTAAGGAACCGCCAACATGATGGGAGCATCACGCCATGGTCAACCCAGTAACATGGTTCACCAATTTTCTCAGGTCCCGAAAGCGGACATTCCGCGCTCCTCTTTCGACCGTTCGCATTCCCACAAGACCGCCTTCAACGCCGGGCTCCTCATCCCCGTCTTCTGCGACGAGGCACTCCCGGGCGACACGTTCAAGGTCTCGATGACGGCTCTGGCCCGTCTCGCTACACCAATCTTCCCGATCATGGACAACATGTTCATGGACGTGCACTTTTTTGCCGTCCCGAACCGTCTCGTGTGGGACAACTGGCAACGCTTCAATGGCGAACAACCGAACCCCGGTGACACGACTGACTTCACTATCCCTCAGATGGTTGCACCGGGTGGGGGGCACCCCATTGGATCTCTCTCTGATTACATGGGGATCCCTACCGGTGTATCGGGTCTCTCTCACTCCGCCCTCTGGCATCGTAGTTACGCCTTGGTCTTTAACGAGTGGTACCGTGACCAAAACCTCCAAGACGCCATAGCCGTTCCGAAAACCGACGGGCCGGACCTGCACTCGTTCTACCCCATCATGCGGCGCGGGAAGCGGCACGACTACTTCACGAGCGCGCTTCCATGGCCGCAAAAAGGCGCCGCGGTCGAAATCCCTCTAGGGTCGTCCGCCCCGATCGCGTTCGGGGTACTACAGTCGACGAACACGACGCTGAACGTCAAGGACAGCGCCGGGGTGGCGACGAATTTCACAGTACCCGGAGCACTGGGCAACGCCGCTATTGCTATGAACACTGCGGCGACTGGTTCGCCCCTGTTCGCCGATCTTTCGCAAGCCACGTCGGCAACCATCAACTCTCTGCGCCAAGCATTCCAAGTGCAGAAGATGTTCGAACGGGACGCACGAGGCGGAACGCGTTACACCGAGATAGTGAGGAGTCACTTCGGTGTAACCTCACCCGACGCGCGGCTCCAGCGCCCGGAATACCTAGGGGGAGGTTCCATTGCCGTCAACATCAGTCCTATCCCACAAACCAGCCCGACGGGAACCTACGCGACAACACCTCAAGGCAATCTGGCTGCAATCGGTACGGCTGTGGGAGGCGCAGGCTTCTCTCATTCGTTCACCGAGCACTGCATCATCCTCGGCATCGTATCTGTACGCGCGGACTACACGTACCAGCAGGGCCTCAACCGTATGTGGTCCCGCAAGACCCGCTTCGATTTCTACTGGCCCGCGCTCTCGCACATAGGCGAGCAAGCCGTTCTCCGGAAAGAGATCTACGCGGACGGTGTCCCGGCCAACGATGACACTGTCTTCGGCTATCAGGAACGTTACGCCGAGTACAGGTACAAGCCGTCCATCGTTACCGGCATCATGCGGAGCTCTGCACCGCAGTCTCTTGATGCCTGGCACCTGGCGCAAGACTTTGCGACAGCACCGGTTCTTGACGATGCGTTCATCCAAGAAGATCCGCCGATTGACCGCGTGATTGCGGTCACCGATGAACCGCACTTCATCTTCGATTCGTTTTTCCGGATGAAGTGCAGCCGGCCCATGCCCGTCTATGGCGTGCCCGGTCTCATCG